CTTGTTTAGGATCTGATAACTTCTGAAACGCCTCTACTTTGCTTCGGCTCATTCTCGTTTCAGCCTTGGCGAGCTTTCTTAATAGCATGGCGGACTGCTTCGGATCTGCGCTTAAGTCACCGCCCACTAATTTATTATACAAATCGGTTTCTGATTGGTTCATCGCCGCGCCTGTCCTAGCTCTAGCGAAAGCATCGGCTAAGTTAGCAAGAGTAAGAGCTACTCCCTTTTGATCCATCCCCGAAAAGTACTTAGAAGTCTGATAGTCTCCCCAGCTAGAAAGTTTTTCAATCTCGCTCGCCACAACATTGGCTTCGTCTATCACTGCTTTTGAACTCATTAGCTTGCCCGCCATCTCGGCACCCAGCTCTTTGGGGGTTGCTGCTTTCGGAAACTTAGCCGCGATCTCTGCCTCTACTTCAGCCTCGGTGCGTTTTTTCATTTTGAGTTGTTCTAATTCTTGCTCAAATGAAAGTTTAGGTGCGGAAGCTGGCGCATACTTAGCCTTAGCGGCTGCTTTAGCCTCTGCTATTTGTCGCTCTTGATCTAACTTAGTCTCGAAAGGAAGCTCGCCTTCTCTCTTGATCTTAAGCTCTTCTCTCAATAGCCCTAGCTTAGCTTGCTTGTCCGCTTCTGCCTCAGCTTTACCAGACGCCAGCGCTATAGCTAGCGGCTGCAGCCTAGGATTATTCGCTACTGCCGACTCATCACCAGCTTGATAGCGTTTGAAGTCTTCATATAGCCCAGCATTTTGCGTTGCCGCATCTCTACGTGCTAGCCCACTAAGTAGCCCCTGCAGTAGCGCACTACCTACGCCGATCCCTAGGTTAGCAGAACTAGAGCGCCTAGGGTTCATAGCAGCCCCGCCAAGCATGCCTAGAGCATTTGCGCCCATGCCATAGCCTGACTCTATTGGCTGCATCTGTGCCTCTTGTAGGGCTCTTAGAATGTCTGTAGCTGCCATGCTGCTGCCTCGTTAGATTAAAGCTGCCCCTATCGTTGAGGTAGCGCCCTGCTGTACTCCTGCACCGAACGAACTGCCAGCGCCAGGTACCGCATTCTTAATAGCATTGATTTGCGCTTGTGATAACCCTTGGGCTGCTAGCATCTGGTCAAAGGCGGCATCTCGGTTAGTGTTAGCAATGCCGATCTGAGTAGCGTTTTGTGCTGCTGACATCTCTTTTTGCGCGTCAATCTTCTTGCGCTCTAGCACTCTGTCGTACCTGTTTTGCCTCTGCTGCCACTTTTGCCGCGCTTCTTGCAGGCTCATCTGCCCACTATCAACCAGCCGCTGCAAATCTTGCCGCGCTGCGTTATTAGCCGCATCAAGCTTTTCTTGCGTTAGTCCCTGCAGCCCAATACCCGTTAGGTTACTTTGCGCACCAAGGTACGGATCAAAGCTGCCAAGCATATCACCCGGCGCTTTATACTGTTGATAAGCCTGCCCAAACGCCTGCGCTTGCTCTTGTTGACCACTCTGTACAGCCTGATTTTGCGCCTGTTCATATGCCTGTTGTTTTGGTTCGCCTACCTCTATTGCGTAGCGCTGCCGATATGCATCGCTACCCTCTGGGATACCTTGCTGATTCATGCGAGCGCGAAAGTTCTCTTCCTCTCTGCCCCAGCGTGCTTGATTGCTCCGCTCAAACGACTTCATGACAGCATCCTCAGCTCGTTGCCGCTGCGCTGAATAATCTCCAGGATTAAAGGGACCAGTATTTTGAATTTCGTTAATTAGCCCGCTGATAGCGTCATTCCCCATACCAAAGAGGCCTGAAAGCCCGTCATCCCAAGTATTGTTTGGAATAATATCGCCGCCTGTTACATCGCCAGGAGAGCTAGCGCCTGGATCCACCACCCCTGGATCGGTGCCCGTTACAGGATTTTCTCCTACAGCTGGCGGCATCTTGGCTAGCGCCGAGTTTACCACCTGCAACCTACGCGCAGCCTCGTTAGGATCTAGCGCCTTTCCGCCATCAATGCGTCCCTGAATGCGGGTTTGCTGCTCTAGTAGCTTTTCTCTAGTGGTGCCAGCCTTCCAAGGTGCAGGATCTACAGCCAACGCTCCTTTAGGCTGTCTTGGTGGGGGTGCTTTTATTACAGGTCTTGCCATACTTATACTTGCGCTCCCGCTTCAAATCTTACCTCGAATACTGAAAACTCTAGAGTCTGATTGCTTATCTCTCCAACCATGTGCAACGATCCGCTATGCCCTGCCCCTCTTAGCCCGAATCTATCGTAGAAATATGTTTCAGGCGAGGACCAAGACGAATACCAATCTGAATACCACGGGGTTTGCGTTGCCGATACGGTACTAACTGGGCTTGTCGAATTGGTCAGTCGAAAATCAGTATCCATACCCACTTGCAACGCTTCACCGCCAAGCCCAAATAACAGTGGCCTAAGCTCTTTAAAGATTTTGAAGTTTTGCCTAGAACCGAAAAAGCTAAAAGCTGTGCGCAATTCAAACTCTATCGGTGCGCCGTCATCTAATTGGCCATCTTCGAGCTTGTAGATATAGGACGTAGTAGATCCTCCATTGTCAATCGTCTTGGTAGCAAAAGGGCTGCCGTCACAAATTACCAAATTAAGGCAAACAAAACCCTCACCAAATTCGTATCTAGTCCATGCGCCTAGCTCTGTATTGCAAACTAAATAAGAGCCCATTGTATTGCTAGTTGGAATAGTGATTAAAACCTTATTATCAGACTTCTTATAAACGCCATTCCAATAGTGCGAAAACCCAAAATTCTTTGCAGCCTGCCTAATTATTTTGTTTACTTTACGGCTGACTGTGTTTGCAGCAACAGTAGATTGCCCGCTAAATAACATCGAAACGGGGATGATCCCCTGCTCTGTTATTATCCATAAATCAGAGTCTACTCGCACAAAAGCACGGTAGCCCATAGGCTTAGCTATGTCGTAATGCGCGACTAGTCGCCACGGAGTGGTCGTGTCCGCTGGGTAAAGGCCCTGGTAGAATAGCGCCTCCCCCTCAGATGATACCGCCATGAATAGCTCACTGGTAGTTTGCCCAATACGATTCGAATAACTACCGGCAAATAAGAGCTTTCCACCGCGTGAGAGAAACGATCCTACATCGTATTCAGTCAGCCCGCCGTTAATTGCATTAGAGCCTGAATACCAGAAAGAGCTACTATCTTTTTCTACAAAGTAGTTGCGGTCGTAGTACGCCGATTGATTGATAAGCGTTGAGAGCGTTACGCCGGTATAGGTAGCATCTGCGAAATTGCCAGTGCCTGCCCATTCCTGCACTGTATCTTCGCCGTTACATAACCAAAGCCTATTTCTGAACGTGCCGCCGTTCCACTGAGCGCTGGTAATGGCTGTGGGCCCGCTTATGTTGGTAGGCGCAGCATCTGGATCCGTCACGTCATAGAACGTGTCACTAGTATCGCTAGTTGCCGCTACTAGTTTACTAGTTCCGTCTGCTAATACTAAGCAGTATAGGCTTTCGATTAGATACGCTAGTTGATTGTGCTCTGAGTACCCACCACGTACTACTAGCCGCTGACCATCTGGGTAAAGATTTACTAGGTCAATCGCATCTGTTTCAGGAGTGAGCGAGATCGGATCTACGGTATTAATCCCGCCAAGTGGTGCCGGTAGTGGGTAGGTTCCAAATTGCGCCATGCTCTTACATTCTCGCTACTGGTTGCGGGCTCATTGCGCTAACTAGCTGCTCTTTGCCTAAGCTGCTACCCAACTGCTGCTCACCGCGTTGACTCTTAGCTAGAGGCACACCGCCAAAAATATTTGCTAGCCCTTGGTCGTACACAGCCAGCTCTTGATCGCTAATAGAGCCCGCGTCCTTAAGCTCCTGTAGCGCTTGCCTGCCTTGCTCCCAGCTAGTAATACCAGCTTTAGCATACAGCTCTTTAGCGTTAGCTAATGGGTCGCCTGTTGAACGTACTGCATTAGTTAAGTAGCCCGAGAAATCACTGCCCAGCTTTTCGTCACCTCCCGTTAGTATTTTGGCTAGTGGTGCTACTAAGTTTAAATCTCTACCAGCATCTGGCGCTGAAGCATCAAAGTTATATAGCTGCTCGCTACCGTCCCGCCCTATGTCAAACTTTTGACCGTCAGCAAGGGACACATTGTAGTCAGGATCTAGAAACCCGCTTTCGACCATCGATGCCCTAATAGCATCTCTGTCCTGTTGGTCTTGGTCTTTACCACTACCGAACAAAGAGCCCGCAACTGTGCCGGTTATAGATGCTGCTGGCGTTACCCACGAGCTTGGCTTACTCATCTGGTAGCTCAGCGCGTCTTTTACGTTCTTGCCTTGCCCGCTGTTATAGCCATCAAAAGCGCCTTGTTTTAGCCCGTAAATGGCGGCTAATGTAGCTGCAGCAGGTGCTGCATATGCGCCCATACCAGGGCCGGCTTCGGCGAGAGGTGCTGCCGCGTCAGGAGTTAGACCGGACATCTCAAGCGCTCCCTGCTCCCAGCCACCAGCTGCAGGTGCCCCGCTACTACCACCGCCAAAGAGATTAGAAAACAGCCCGCCGCCCTCTTTGCCGCCACCAAACAAATTACTAAACGCGCCGCTGCCAGAGATCTGATCGCTAATCAGCTTAGTGCCTAGCATGCCAGTGATAGCGCCCGCAGTACCGGCTAGCTGTGACTTATCAGCTTTCTTCGCCGCTTCCTCTTGGGCATCTAAGATCGCATCTTCCTTTGTAACCACGCCTTCTGGATACGCCTGCGCAAAAGCCTGCTCCCGAGGTACCCCAGCACGAATAAGTCGAATATACTCAACGTAATTGTCCTGCTGAATGTCTTTAGATTTCTGTGGCATTACCTACTGCTCCCAAATGATACGCGCCCACTCTCGGCTATCATGTAGCGGCTAGTATGCCCTGCTGTGTAAATCGTCTTGCCGGGTAGTGTTCTTGCATACTCCGCCGCCAAGTCCCGCTCGAATGTTCTATCTATATTCATCCCGTGCTTTACAGAATAGCGCTCTAGTACGCCCTGCTCAAGTACACGAGTAGAAAGCACCGGGATGTCGGTATCCGCTAGAAATTTACTATAGCTGCCAGAGTAAAACGCCCACGTTACCGCGCCATCAGATACGCTGCCGCTTGTATGCGTTGGAGGGGTTGCGCCAGTAGTTCCGCCCGCTGTCGTTGTGTAGTAATTGCCGTTATAGAAGCAATAGGCACCGGCAGCAAACACGGTGCTTGTTACCCACGTCTTAGGCCGAACCGACCTATCCGCTAGGTACTCAAACACAATGATTTGGCCAGCTATATCAGCGGTAGGAATCGGCTGAATAAACAGCTGATTGTCAGCCACGCCGCGAACCTGAAAACGGTCGTATACAAAGCGCGTTAGTCCGTAGCCTTGGATCTCGCCGTACTCTTGCGGAGACATAGGGCCGATAACACGCCAGCGCGAAGATTGATTCCAGAAGGTATCAAAGTGGTAGTAGCTAAAATCTGCCGGTAACGCATACCCAGACTGCCCAGCCACTAGCGTAATAGACCCGCTTTTAAATAGCTGTGGCCACGGGTACGCATCGCTCATCTGTTCTATAACGCGATTACACATCGCATAGAGCTCAGACTCAGCGACCGCGTTAGACGTAACTATAGACGAGCCTATAGTTACGCCAGCTTCATCAGCGATACTTGTGCAAATATCTAAGAGCGTATCAGTGGGTAGCGCCATGCCCCCATTATGCGGTTGATTCTACCGAGTCGCAAGCCCGTTAATCGGCTGCAAACGTGTGCCTTCGGTAGCTTCAATCCTTTGCATCAGCGCCATCAGCTGCTCTTCAAGCTTTCTTACTTTGGCGTTTAGCTTGTCGTTTTGCTCTTCGAGCGCTGTTACTTTGCCCTGAGCGCCTTCAGACGCTGCTAGCCACGCTTTGGCCTTTTTGACTAGCGGGCTAATACTGGTCATCTTGCGCTTAACGTCATCGGTAAGTAGGGCTAGTTGCTCAACAGTTTTGACGCCGAAGAATCGCAGCTCTTCGACGTGCGCTCTAGTAATTAGCGCCCATTCACTCAACGGCATGCCCGTAGTTGGCTGCTCTTGGCCTTCTTTAAATGCTTTGTATTGTTCGGGGTAGGCTTCGATGTGCTTAGGCTCGACGCGCATGCAAGTCTTGTCGCCGCCTGGGAAATGTACTTCGATCATCTCGTGTTCGTCGAAGATCGGTCTTCCTTCTTTCTCAGTACGCTGCTTGTTCTGTTCTGCGTTTAGGTAAAAGCGAATATTCGCTCCCTGGTATGTTCCTGCTTTTTGGTTACGATCTCTTAGTATCTGAGAGTATGTTAGGTTTGCCATATTTTAAGATAAAGCAGAGC